GAAAGTAGGTTACAATATGTCAAAAAATACTATGACGCAATCAGTAGATTTAAAATTAATATTCCCACGCCTGTTATGGCTGGTGTTCGTACTCCTCTTAGGCAGTTTGCGAGTTGTGTATTGGTTGATAGCGATGACACTCTTCCTAGTATCTTTAGTTCCGATATGGCTATTGGTCGTTATGTTGCCCAAAGAGCAGGTATCGGAATCAATGCAGGAAGAATTAGAGGAATCAATTCGAAAATTCGTGGAGGTGAGATACAACATACTGGTGTCATTCCTTTCCTTAAAAAATTTGAAGCAACGGTTAGGTGTTGTACACAAAACGGAGTTAGAGGAGGTTCAGCAACAGTTCACTTCCCAATCTGGCACCAAGAAATAGAAGATATATTAGTTCTTAAAAATAACAAAGGCACAGATGACAATAGAGTTAGAAAACTTGATTACTCTATACAAATATCTAAACTATTTTATGAAAGATTTATTAAAGATGAAGATATAACTTTATTTTCACCACATGAAGCACCTGGTTTATATGAAGCATTTGGTATGCCAGAGTTTGATGAGATGTATGAAAAGTATGAAAGAAAAACATCAATCAGTAAAAAGAAAATTAGAGCTCAAACTCTATTCATGGACTTACTTAAAGAAAGAGCAGAAACAGGTCGTATCTATATTATGAATATAGACCATTGTAATACTCATTCATCTTTCAAAGATAAAGTCTATATGTCTAATCTATGTCAAGAAATTACACTACCAACAACACCTATAAAACACATAGATGATCCTGATGGTGAAATTGCTTTATGTATTCTATCTGCTATTAATTTAGGTCTTATAAAAGATAAAGAAGATTTAGAGGACTTATGTGATTTATCAGTAAGAGCATTAGAAGAAATAATTGATTATCAAGAATATCCAGTAGAAGCTGCAAAGAAATCTACACTTGCAAGAAGAAGTTTAGGTATAGGTTATATCGGTCTTGCTCATTTTCTTGCAAAGAACAAAGTTAAGTATGATGATAAAGAGGCATGGAAACTAGTTGATGAAATTACAGAGGCATTTCAATATTATCTATTGAAAGCAAGTAATACTTTGGCTAAAGAACGAGGTGCCTGTGAATACTTTGATAAGACTAAATATAGCGATGGCATTCTGCCAATAGATTCATACAAAAAAGATGTTGACACTTTAGTCAAAAGGAAATTAAGTTATGATTGGAATACTCTTAGAAAAGATATCAAAGAGAACGGATTACGACACAGTACCCTCTCTGCTCAAATGCCGTCAGAAAGTAGTTCAGTTGTCTCAAATGCCACGAACGGTGTTGAACCGCCTCGTGATTTTCTTTCGATTAAAAAAAGTAAAAAAGGAACACTCAAACAAATAGTTCCAGACTACAACAGACTAAAGAATTTCTACACATTATTATGGGACATGAAAAGTAACGAAGGTTACATTAATGCTATTTCTGTTATGCAGAAATATTTTGACCAGGCAATAAGTGGAAACTGGAGTTACAATCCAGAAAATTATACCGACGGCGAGGTGCCGACTTCGGTAATGGCAAATGACTTATTGACTACATATAAGTTAGGTTGGAAAACTTCATATTATCAAAACACATATGACGCAAAAGCAGATATAGATGAACCTGCTCATCCAGTTGGGTGGCATGATGGTGTAAAAGATGATATGAAACCTAGAGAGGAATTTAAATCAGATGAAGATTATCAAGAATACTGTGAGGCGTGTGCAATATAATGAAAACATTTAATACAGACAAAGTAGATTGGCTAAAACAACCTATGTTTTTTGGTGCAGAACCAAATACACAAAGATATGACCAACAGAAATATCCTGTTTTTGAAAAGTTAAATCAACAACAATTAGGTTTCTTTTGGCGACCAGAAGAAGTATCTTTACAAAAAGATAGAAACGATTTTCAACAACTATCAGATGAACAGAAACACATCTTTACATCTAATCTAAAATATCAAACATTATTAGATAGTGTACAAGGTCGTGGGCCGTGTTTGGCATTCTTACCATTTTGTAGTTTACCTGAATTAGAATCTATGTTAGTTGCATGGGACTTTAGTGAAACAATACATAGTCGCTCTTACACCTACATAATGAAGAATGTTTATTCAGACCCAACAGCTGTGTTAGATACTATTATTGATACACCAGAGATTATGGATAGAGCAAAAACTGTAACTGAAGCTTATGATAAATTTATTACATATGCTCATCAATATCACTTAAATGGTAAAGGCACAATGAGAGAAATGAAGAAACTCTTATATCTTACTCTTATTAATGTAAACATATTAGAAGGTATAAGATTTTATGTTTCATTTGCTTGTTCATTTGCATTTGGTGAATTGAAACTTATGGAAGGTTCTGCTAAGATTATATCTCTAATTGCTAGAGACGAAAATTTACATCTTGCAGTATCACAAAACATCATAAATAACTATCGTAGAAATGAAAATGATAAAGAGATGTTAGATATTATGAACGAATGTGAACCACTTGTTTATGAAATGTATGATATAGCTGTTCAACAAGAAAAAGATTGGGCAAAGTATTTGTTTAATCACGGCTCTATGATTGGCCTAAACGATATATTACTTAATCAGTATGTAGAATTTATGGCAAATAAGAGAATGAAGGCAATTGGTCTAAAAGGACCATATGACCAACCTACAAATAATAATCCACTACCTTGGACTACTCATTGGTTGAATAGTCGAGGATTACAAAATGCACCACAAGAGACTGAGATAGAAAGTTATGTTGTTGGTGGTATTAAACAAGATGTGGAGAAAGAGACATTTAAAGGATTTAAACTATGACCAAAAACCCTAATTTAAAAACAGTATGTGATAACTGTTCGGCAACTTACATAGTAAAACATGATTTGCCTGAAGATTATATAGAACAATTTTGTCCATTTTGTGGTGAAGAACACGAAGAAGTTGAAGAAACGGTAACGGACATTGATGAAAACTGGGACTAACTGGACCTATAATGATAAAGTAGTCGAAGAACTTCCAGAAGATTGTGAAGCTTTTGTTTATCTGATAACAAATCTAGTAAATCACAAAATGTATGTCGGTAAGAAGTTAGCAAAATTCAAAACTACAAAGAAACCACTTAAAGGTCGAAAGAACAAAAGACGAGGCACAAAGGAAAGTGATTGGAAAACTTATTGGGGTTCTTCTTCTCACCTAAATGATGATGTCCTTAAATGGGGTGAACATAGATTTACCCGAGAAATATTACATTATTGTCCGAGCAGAGGCGTTGCAAGTTATCTAGAGGCAAGAGAACAATTTGAAAGAAAAGTTTTAGAGAATGATGATTACTACAATGGTATTATCAATGTTCGTATCGGTGGCTCTGATATTCTCAAAGAGTCGCTCAAAAAAATATCAAAAAATTAATTTGTCTAAATAGGAATGAGTAACGCTGAAAAGCAATACTTAAATCCGAAATTTGATTTGATATCTCAAACTTCAACACTAGGGCGAAGAAGATGGCACAGTTTAAAACTATGCTCAATTCTTTCTCAAGGTGGTGGTATGATAATGTATCTAATAGATATGAACCCTCAAAACACTACTTTAGAGGCAGATTGAGTCGTTGGCATAAAGAAGAACAAAAGTAGAACAAACTCACTCATTTTTAACGCCCTAGGTGTCTCTATATCGTTTCACATACTGAAACACATTAGAATTATTCTAAATAACTCTCTAAACTCTTGATTTTACTACCTTTTTTTAGTCCATTTTTATTGGAATAATGCTTGCATTATGTCCTAAACTCTGATATAGTATATGTATATTATGAAAAAAAACACTATGAAAGAACAAGAAATAAGTCTTGTTAATTTAGAGAAAAGAATTGCTATTGCAAAAACTAAACTTTTCTCAAAAGGTAAAACTTTATTTGAAGTTATATCTGAAAATTTAATTGATAAAGAAATTGAAAAGGAACTACATTATGAAAATAGATAAACATGAATTTTTAGTAATTTACAAGTCCGCTTGGGGCAAAATATCAGAAAAAAAAATAAGAGCTTATAATTTAAGAAGCGTTGTTGCAAAATTTGATAGAATTAAACCTAATGCAACAATACAAAAAGTTTACTTGTCTAACCTTATGGAATGTGGTTGGGCTTCATACGAACTAAACGGAGGTTATTAGTGAAAACATTTTTAATTATAATATGTGTTTGGGCATGGGGATTATTCTTTTGGTTTTCTTCTGCCATGGCTAATGACTATAACAAGGCAGTTATAGGTCATGTTATTCAAACAGAAATACAAGGCAACTCAGTTGATAGCTCTGTTTTCGAGGCAGAGTTGCAAAGAATTGCTCATATGTTTTCTCTAGAAATGATATCTGCTTTTGAGAAACATTTACCATCTATATTAGATAGTATCTCAGCAGAGTTAAGAGCTAAAACTGATAAGACATATAAATGTGCTCTACAATCAGATGAATATAAAAACAAGGACTGTAATGAGTAAAGAAGGTACAATACATTTAACATACTGGAGAGAGTATAAAGATTTCGAAGAAAGATATGACCCTTATTTCAAATCTCACAGTACCATTTTTAGAAATGTACCATTATCTCAATTAAAGAGATTAAATTCTAAAGAACTAAAAGAAAAAGTCAAGGCATTCTGTGATAAGAATTATAAAGAAACTGCTAGTAATTTTACTGGTGACTCTGGTGTCGATATGATAGTCGGTTCAGAGTACTATGCCACTTATGGTGATGTATATGGTAAAACTGGTTATCCAGATGATGACAGTTTATATACAGATTACGGTCAAAAGTGGAATGGCAGACAGTTTTTTAAACACGATTTTATGCCAAAGTTTACAGACAGCTTGACTAATTCATCATTTTAGTATATAATAAGAGATATTATGAGTTTATATTATACATCATTTAAGAAGAAAAAACGAAACAAGTTACCTCTAACACCTGAATTATTAGAGGCAAGAAAAAAACACAGAAAATATTTAATTAGTCTAGGTATTGATCCAGATAGAAAAATTAGTAAAAGAAATTTCAGAGTTATTCCTAACTGGTGGGAAGTAGGCAAGCCTCTTGTTACTCAGACAATAAGGCATTCTATTTCTACTGATAGAGTTCCCACAAAAGTAGGTGGTACTAAACCTCATAACAATTGGCGATTAGAAGAATCTAAAAAATTTACAGTTGCACCTGCTTACAATAAAGGTGCATATCAAGTCATACCTAAAAGTGGTATTAAGGATATAGGTAGATGATTAGAGTATTAGTATTATTAATATTATTAACAGGTTGTAGTAATAAACAAATATTACCAACACCTATTGGTGAACTAAAGGCATTAAATAATTTTTGGAAGTTATTAAGTGATAAAAAAGAAGATAATAAAGATGAATAAAATTTTATTAATACTATTAACACTATTCACAATTGGGTGTAGCCAAAAACAGGTTGCAACACATATGGGAACTGGTGTCGGTGCAGTTACAGGATATACAACTTGTAGAGCTTTATTGAATACAAATATTGAACTAACGGCTGCCTGTACTGTGATAGGTGCCATGTGGGGTTCGGCAATGTTTTATCAAACTGATATGAATACACACACAGCAATATTTGTAGATACACTAAACACAGCACCAGGCAAAAGATCCCATACAAATTGGGGTAATTCTGCTAATGGTAATTGGGGTTCTATAACAATCAATAGAACTTATGTAAATCATAATTTCAGATGTAGAGATTACGAGTCAGTTATTAGTATCGAACACTCTTGGCCAATGAATGGTATATCAAGAGAAAGTGAAACAGGAACAGTATGCCAATTACCAGATGGTCGTTGGAAGATAACAGAAAGTACAAATTCATAATGCAAGACCCTTGGAGACCAATGATATATTCAATGTTATTAATGATAACATTTTTATTGATATGTAATTATGCACTTGCAGGTGAGAAATCAAAATGGTTAAATGAAAATCCTTGCATGATAAAAGTTATAATTAAAGAAAAATGTTTAGATAGTCAATGTTTAATAACAGAGACAACAAAAGAAGAAGTAATGGAATGTCAAGACGGATATGACGGACCTAACTATTGGGAACTATTTGCCCAATTTTATTATGCAGACTTAACTACTCCTGCTTATTGTAGGCAGTATGCAAGACCAGACCATCCTTTTAAAACACCAGGGATGATTTGTTTAAATGAAAACGGTGTTTGGGAAGTGAAAAAATAATGTATAAATTATTAGTTATAATAACTTGTATAGTTGTTTTAACAATTCATTGGAATGATTTTACTGAGATTATTAATTTAGCAAAAATCTTAGAAATAGGTCACAATGTTATAACGGAAGTGAAGGAGTAAATACATGATGAAAGTTATATTAATTTCTTTAATGGCTTTAACTCTGGCAAATTGTAGTCAGACATATAAAGTTAAAGAAGAAGCAAACATGAAAGATGGTCGTCTATTAAACGAAGTACCACAATGGTATATTGACGCCCAAATAGATGATGGTCTCATACTAAATAGGGATGCAGACAAATATATCTATGCTGTAGGTCAAGGAACAAGTCCTGATTTACAGTTAGCGATTGAGAAAGCAACACTAATTGCAAAAGCAGCTCTTGCTGACCAATTGCAAGGTGAAATGAATCAAAGAAGTGAACTATATATTACAGAGATTGGTTCAAATACCAACAAAGAAGTTGCTTCAAAAATTGAAAGCACAATTGTCAATGTTATTGCAAAGACTATGGTTCAAGGTTACGAAACATGGGAGAAAGCAGTATATGAAACACCAGTTGGTCAATATAGAGTTTATATTGGTTTAAAAATGGGTGTTGGTGACGCCAACAGATTAGCAAAATATATTGCTGAAAATGCAAATAATGATGTTGACATAGATGAACTGGCAGAAAATGCCATCGAGGAGGTTCTATAAATGATTACAGTTTACAGTAAACCAAGCTGTACTTATTGCGAAAAGGCCAAGTATTTACTAAAGACTCTTGGCCTAGAGTATGAGGAAAAGATTGTGACCAAAGATTTATCTATTGATGAATTATATAAAGTATTAGGAAAGCAAGTTAGAACTATACCACAAATTGTCATGAATGGCACACATATAGGTGGTTATAACGAGTTAAAAGAACACTTTATGAATGAAGGTAAGATAAATTTTAAAGGTGAAAAAATTTAACACAAATATATAAATAGTAGTATGATTGATTTTCAAAAGTACATTACCGAAGGTGTGTATGATCCAAATATATTCAAAGCATTCTTTCTAGCAGGTGGTCCTGGTTCAGGTAAATCATGGGTATCTGAAAGAACATTATCAGGCATGGGATTAAAAGTTATCAATAGTGATAATGCATTTTCTAGAGCTTTAGAAAAAGAAAAGATGTCATTAAATATGGCAAC